ATTTACTGTATAACCCTACTGTTTGACCTATGTAATTCTCGCCTTTGTCAAGGGCAATCTGATTGACTTGTACTATTTCACTTTGGTGTTCTTTTATAACAGCCCCAGTAAGAGACGTAATATTGACCTTCTTTAGATTGTTTAAAACGTCTTTTACTGTTGTTGCCATAATTTAACATACTATGCTGCTACCTCTTGCGATAATACATTACTTCTCAATAATACTCCAGCCGTAGTAATAACCACGTTTTTATTTGCTGAACCGTCATAGTTTTGTAATGTTAGTAACTCTGCCGCTGCTATTGCTGCTACCGTGAAAGTGTAGAATCCGTCTCCATCATCTACAACTGCAGAAGGAACAACCGTTGCTGCTGCTTGTGTATAAAGGAAATCACTTACTGCTAACCCTTCAACTCCTGTAAAGTTATCAGAGGCAAACACCGCTTTAACTTTTAAAGTTACGTCTAAATCTGTTGGTGGTACTGCTCCACTTGCATCTGCAAAAGATAAGTTTACCCCGTTAATTCCTTTAACGTCTGAGATAGGAAATAAAGTAGATGCTAAAAACACATCATACATTGAATCGTACTCGTTTCTGTTCGTTAATTGGAATGTTAAAGATTTCTTTTCAGTCTCAGTTGCTGTTGCTGGTGTTGTAATCATCGCGTTAACCTGTCCACAAGCAAACCCTTTAAAGTCTCCTGCTGAAGTTTTAGCCATTTTCCAATTACCGTTAACATCTCCTAAAATCCATTCTATATTACCAAAGCCGGTTAATTTAGCCATTTCTTTGTAATATTCTTGCCCTTTCTTCATGGTTAACATGAATTTAGGCAACCCTTCTAATGTTAAAGCCTCAACCCCTAAAGGTGAAGTTTCTACCGTGTCATCTGCAAATGTAGGTTCTGAACTAAAAGCGTTCATTAAAGGTACTGCTGTACCCGCTTGGATTAGAGTATTGATATAGTCAATATCCACATCCTGAGCCGCTGGTATTGTAGTACCCGCTGTAAGCCCTATTCCGTGAATTACTAGACCGAACTCAATTTCGCATCCTAATTCGCCTGTATTTGCTGCACCCCCACCACATCCGTCTGATGTACCGTTGATTGTATTTAATACTGCCATTTTATTATTGTTTTAAATATTGTGTTAATGCTTCGATAACACTCTTTTTAGCCTTAAATTCTGCACCTTTCTTATAATGCGTTCCTTTATAGGTAAATGGAATGTTAACCGTTGCTTTTACTTTTTTATAATTACTCATAACTTATTGCTTTTAAACAATCACTTGTATTATTAAATCTTACACTTATAGTCAATTGAATTGCATCCCACAAATCAATAGTATAGTTCTTGTCAGCCTCTACATAGTTAGGGAATTTAGTAATACTCCACTCTCGGTTTCCCAAGTCTGAAATAGTACTAACATCTAACCCATGTATTAGATTATCGGTTAAAGGGTTTAGGATAGTAGCAAACGCTTTTAAATAACGCTCATCATTATACATATCCTGTCTCGTTTCCCTTTGTGCGATAATAAAAACACAATCTTTATCAACCTGTTGTCCGTTCCCTGAATAATCATCTGCACTAGGCAATAACCAAATCAATGGGTATGCGGCATCTTTCTTATTCTTTAGATACGCTGCTAGTTGTGCCTTATCTCCCCACATAAAAGAGGGTGTTTTAGACAAACTATCATTAATGCGTACCGTTGGGATAGTATCAACAATTGCTCTAATATTGTGTTCTGTTACTATCATATACCCATAGTATTATACGTTTCGTAAAACTTAAACTCAAAGTCTGGAAAATCTGTAGGTGTTAATTCGTTCTGATCCGTTAGGTACTGAAACATATTAACCTCTATATTATCCGACCCGTAGTAGTCTAACCCAACCATCCCTGAACGATTATAAATTACAGTAGGATAACCATTATTGTAATAGTTACCTTGATACTGTGATAAAAACCGTGTCCAAGACTTAACAAATTTAGGGCTAGGGTCTGAACGTTCAGCATTATTAGCCGTGTTCTGACCTATTCCCGTAGTTAAGTACGTTGAATTATCGTTGCGTAAATACTGACAATAAACGTAGAACGCAATTAAAGACTGCTGATTTGCCCCTTTAAGTCCGTTCCAACGTTTTGTCTTACTATTAATTGTATAATCCTTACCATCTACTAAATCAATCCATTTCTGAGTTGTTAGAGTAGGTAGTTCGGCTTCCAATTCATTAAAAAGTGTAACGCCTAAAGCATTTAACAATAACTCACGTTCATACTCTGTAATAAAGAAATCTATCTCACTTTGAGCAGACCCCGAACCTACAGGCTCAGCGTTTGTATCCTTATTATTAGGAATGAATAACCATCCCTTCTCAAAATATGTGTTGTCAATTATTGTCGCCATTGTTTACTTTTTAGGTGCTTTCTTTGATTCTTTAAAGATTTTTGCTACTTTATCTTTGCGTATAAGTACACTTGCTAACATACCGTCATAAGATTCCTTATCGCCTTTTTTCTTACCAGCAAAGTCTTTTGTAAATTCTACAAGTACTTTCATAATATTATGGTGTTGCTAAAAGAGCCAATGCTGCTGAAATAGAAGTTACTTTTCTAAATCCACCTTCGTCTGCACCTCTAATTAAGAACGCTAATCTAGTACGTACTTTTAAAGTTTCCATATCCTCAGCAAACTGAGCATTAATCATTCCTCTTGACATTGTAATACCTGCTCTTTCGTATATTCTAGCATAACGTCTATCACCGATAACCATCGTGTTAGCAACAATTGAGTTTTCTTCAAGTACAACCATACCGGCAACTACACTACCATCTCTTGATACAAAAGGAGGTATAATATAGTTCTCGTTAGCGTCTTTCTTCAACTTCATCAAGTTAATATCTACAATATTCATCAATCCGAAATCAGGCGCATATTTAGATCCTCCAGTTGCAGTAATATCTTCCGATACTTTTACAAATAAATCATAAATACTAGCATCTGAAATACCAGAAGTTGGTGCTGTATAAGTAGGAACAGTAGTTACAATACCTTTAAGGTTTGGCGTAATACCATCACCGTTAACGATTTCACCGTTACGCTTAATCTTTACGTTAGTATCTAAGAACATTCCTAGTTCAGCAGCAAACATTGCGCTATCCTCAAAGAACTCTTCTGATACAGGTAAAGTATCTCCAATCTTCTCAATAGGTAAAGTCTTAGTTACCCATTTAGCAGTTGACTCTGGGAATGTCCCACCCTCTGCAATTGTATCTGCTGCTCTTGCAATAGTAGCCGCATCCCAATCATAATATCTAATAGTTCCGTTCGTGTTACTATCTGATACAGGAATCTTAGTAAAGATATCATAAGCCGTTAATTTAGCGTGTGCCAATTGACCAATACCTTGTAAGTCTAAAGCGTTCTGATTACCTACTACGTTTGCACGTACAGTATCTGCTTTAATTACAACCTCTTTAGATGATAATCCTTTTGCTATTGTTTTTAACTCTTCTACGTTATCTTTAAGTTCGTCGCTCATTGTTTTAGCAACTTTCTTACCTCCGTTTTCTTTTAATTTAGTCAACTCTAGTCCTTGCGCTTTAAGCGTGTCCTCTAGTTTCGTAAATACGTCTTTTGATACCAATCCTTTGATGGCTTCATCAATGTTAGGAATATCTTCTTTGTTCGCCTTGTTTGCTACATCCTCTGATATAGTTTTTAGACACGCCTCATTATACGCATTGTATAATTGCGCCATTTCTTCTGGTGACTTCGTTGCAAAATCACTTTCAGAAATACCTTTGTCGGTTAAAAAATCTTTAAATTTTTTCATTCTTACTTAATTAATTGTTTAAAAAATTGTTTTCTATTCTCCTGAAGTGCTTGTGCAGCGATTTCATTCTTTAATCGGAGTGCTTGTGCAGCGATTCCTTTTTCTTTATCTAAATCGATTAATTGACCGGTAGCACTATTACTACCAAATACAACTAAACTACTCTCTAATACGTTCTTTGCTTCTGACACAACCCAAAAGAAATGGATATCGTCAAACTCTTCTTTATTTGCTATAATACCAATGTTAGAATCAAACTCTTGTTTTTCTTCTGAATCGTCTGGATTATTGCTGTCCATCGCTAAGGCTATTTTTACATACTGCATCCTAACACTAGCCTCTATTTCATCACCACTTTCTAGCCATTCTTTAGACGTTTGGCTTATTACCTTATCTTTAGGCACTTTGTATATTAACGCTTGAGTATTACCATCAAAACTTTTACCAACCATACTAAACGGAATCATTGCCGTAAACATTTCAACGTGTTGTTTCTTTACAACCACCTTGCTCATTTCTAAAGTATGATCTTCAACTAAGAAGTTTTTACCTTGCCTTGCTTTTACTGTAACATCCCAAATACCATCCTTATGTAAATCATCGTGACTATCTAAAACGCGAGTAGTGTTTACTGCTATGTAATAAAAATTATCATCTAATTTTAGAGCCTTATCAATATCTTGTAGTTTATCAATAGGTATCGCTTTAGCAACAACACTAACGCCTTTCTCACAAGACTTTTGTATCTGCGCTTTCTTTAAAGAAATTATCTCTTCTTTATTTGCTTTCAACTCCTTAAACATTTCTTCTTTTGTTTGGAAGTCTTTTCCTAATGCTTTACAATGTATCATTTCAAAATAGTTTTATTCCCTTTAAGCACTTTGATCTTGTCACTTACAGACCTCTGTAAACTCTCATTACTAGAATTTTGCTTTATTCTATTCAACTTGTCTAACTCTTTTTTATCTAAATGATTTCTCATTACTCTTGATTTAATTCAATTCCTTGACCTCTAAATAACTCTTCTATACTCGCTGCACTTAATCCAGCGGTTGTCAACTTCTCATAAGCCATTGCTACCTTTAATAACTTATCGGCTTTCTTTTGCTCTGTATGTTGCATTACCGGTAAATGATCGAATGATGCTTTAATAGGCTGGTCTAACTCAAAGTAATTAGTCCATGTGCTTGCTAAATCATCTGCAACAGGTTGGATTGTCTTTTCATACATTCCTATCAATGCCTCTTTTTGATTCTCAAACGTTGCCCCTTTACTAAATGCTTTATACAATTCATTTGGAACTTCATACATACCGCAGATATAATTAGCGTTGTTAGAACCACTCTCTACAAATCCTAAGTCACTTAGTTTCATTGAAATATTAGTCCAATCTACTGGCTTATTAGTCACTACTGACCTACGCCCTCTACTTACATTGTAGTTGTTGATTAACTTATTATCGATATCTCTTCTATCATCTGCGTCCATTGGTTGCTGTAACCCTAAGCCTTTAGAAACTGTATCTTGACTAAACAACTCTCTACCGTTAGTCTGTATGATTGTATTCTCAGCATCTAATCCCAAATCAATATTTGATACAGATTTAATAACAGAACTCAATCTACTTGGTGAGGTAACTATACTTGTTTTATCATCGTTCAATCCGTTTGCTATGTCAAAGAACATCATTACATCCTTAAACTCTATGCTTCTAGTGTCATGGTCTGGCTCTTCATAATTAAACTTTTGCTCAAAAAATCTGTCTTTATCCTCTTTAGTAAAGATAATAGGGGACTGCATTTGTTGTGGAAACTGTATAAAATTAGGTTTTAGATTAAATACAGAATCAGGCACGTTAACACCAACAGCACCATAAGGTCGTTGATACGTCCAGCCATAAGCCAACCTATACCATTCATATTGTATTAAAAAATCTTGTTTGCTTTGTAATGCGTTTGGATTGTTTAGTAAGTTGATCCATTCGGTGTTTGTTAATCGTTCACCATCTGCACCCTCTTGATACCATTGCACTTTAGATAATAGGTTTGCTCGTATTTGTGAACAAGCAGCGGCAACAGGGTTATTAAGAGATACCTCTAGTTTGTCTTTGCCTCCTAAATATGAAGTTTGTCCTTTTTTAAATTGGCTATACCAGTGAGAACCGTCTGCGTTCCTTATGTAATCCCAACCCCTAGTAAAATAATTACTCATAAAAAAACCTCTATCGTTAAAGGATAAAGGTTAATCTCTGAGGTGTCTATGTCTCGTTTTTAGCCTATAATCCCATAGTTATGAGATATAGACGGTGTAAATATAGTCATTATTTTTAATTAATCTAAATAAAGATAATAAAATGTTGTATGTTTACAGTGCGGGAATGAACCCGAATACTAAATAAAAGAGAATTATGTACAGTTTTCCTTGAGTCCTCTATCTTAATTGGTAGAGGATTCTTTATTTTTAAATACTAAGTCACCACTCTTTATCATCTCAGAAACATCTACTATAAATTGTAAACACATTCTGTTTACGTTTAAAATGTTTGGACTTCTCTCTATGGAACATTCAAACTTTTCTGGATATTCTATTCTGTTCTTTTGTATGTAGTCAAACACTCTATCACATTGTTTATCCAAATCAAAAACCTTTAGTAAGTCTTGATGAATCTTTGCGTTCTTCTTATCTAAGAACTCTTCTTTGGTTAATGGTTTCATAATTCTTTATTTTATTTGTATAGTGATTAGAAGTTCCCAAAACATGAACATAGAATCTATTTGAATAAATTTTGAATGCCCGTAGTTCTCCCAGCCTATGTATAAAGTAGGGATAAAGTTTATACCAAATCCATGCTTGTCTATTGTTGAAGCAATTAATGTTTTTATTTTCACAATTCTTTATTTAATTCATTAACATCCTTAGTTATATCAATAACCTCTTCTGTTCCGATATAATCACCTACACCGCAAATTATCTCCCCCGTGCTTACTTTCTTAAAATATCTGTAATTCATAACCTATGTTTATTATTATATTTAATCCCTAACCATGTTAAAACTATTACCACTGCTATTACTACTTCTGCTCCCATAACTATTTATTTTAATTAGTGGGGTGTTGTTGTATTATTAAAAATCCTTTAATATTTCGTTATACAATTCTTTTAAAGCCGTTATGTCAATCCTATCTACTAAGAACTTAACCTTTTGACCGTCCTCGCGTTCTTTTATTTTTACAAGGATTCTTCTTAATATTCTATCTTTCATAATACTTCTATTTCAGTTCCTGTTAATGCAAAGTAAAGGTTTTGTAATTGGTGCACGTACTCAACAGTTGTTATAAAAGAATCGTTTACATTCTCGTAAATATCCCATCCATCCTCTTCATGGTCGTCTCTAATGTAAAAAATATACTTCTGTAAAAAAATCTGTCCTTCGTTTTTATCATACTCTAACCCGAACTTTAAAAGCCATTCTTTTGTTAACGGTATAGGCTCTATCATATCAAGAAAATCGCTTTGAGGTTGTATTTTTAAAACCCTCATTGGTTCTTTTGTTATAATAAATTGTACGTGATTCCCGATCCTCAATTCGTTTGCTTTCATTTTATTTCAATCTCTGTTATAATATTTTATGTTTGTTTAGTTCGTTTTGATACGCGTTATGTGCCGATATTTCATCTTTGTGCATCCCTAAAGATATCTCTTTACCGTTTAAGTAAATACGAGATTTCCATCTTCTCTTTTGTTTACTCCAATGAACCCCTACATATTTTGATGTGCTTTTTATGTGGTCTTGACTTGTATTTTTTCTGTGTGAAATAACCTCTAAATTAACCGCCCTGTTGTCTAGTTTGTTATGATTAATGTGATTCACTACTTTATTAAAACCACAAGGGATATGATTTAAAAACACTATTGCTACTAACTTATGAATATTCTTTGTGGTTATTATGTTTCTTTTACTTAATGCTAATTGTAAATATCCATTATTATTACAATAAGGTTTTATTTTTTTAGATTTATAATGCCTACTAACACCGCTTGACGCAATAACTATTCTATCTAATGACTTGATATTACCTAAATCACTAACTTGATATAACCCATGGTACTCTGGTATGTCTTTCCAAATTTCGTCCATGGCTTAATTTTCTCTCGCGTCTTTACTCAGTAAATCTTGAATATAGTTCTTCAGATCTTTACCCGCCTTAGCCGCTTTAACTTTCAACGGTATAACGTCCTCTTCTTTTATGTCTATGTTTTTTCTCATTTGTTTATTGTTTTATTGCTCCGTTAGTTTTATTAATTCTTCTAATATAGTTAGATACTTTAAAGTTCTTACAGGGATATTCTTTTTATCTTTATCTGAGTATTCTTTCCACTCATTTAAACTTTTACCTCTTATTTTCTCCATCTTGTTATAGTTTAAACATTAGTGTTAACCAAATAAGACCAAGCCAAATCCACATAGAGATTAATAACTTCATTGTCTTTTTTTTATATTTACTCATTGTTGTACATTTTATCTTTTAACTTATTTAAGTATTCTATAACCTCTCCAGGCGTTTCTCCTTTGCGACTTTCCGTTGTTAGTGTTGCTAATGCCGCCATTAACATACGCCCTTCTTCTTTTGTTACATCAATGTCTATTACGCTGTTTATCATAATTTAATTATTTAATAGTCTATGATTAGACCAATACCATTTATTTAATTCAACTCCGTTAATATATTTAACATTCACAAATACAAATCTTTTGCATTCAGAATAAAACAGATGCTTTCTAATCGCCCCTGTTCTGCTTTTATACTCTGTTTTAAAACTCAACATCCCAAGAAATTACATTGTCTATTCTAGCGTCTTGACATCCGTTTAAACAAATTGCTAACTCTTCATTTGAACAGTTTAGTGTTTCTTTTAATTCAGAAAATAAAACGTTTGAATTGTCGTAGTTTCTGTTTTTGTTGTTGATGATGTTTAAGATTTGAGTTTTCATAATATTTAGTTTTTAATGTTTGTATCTGTTTCTATACATCAAAGATACATCAAGTATGTGATATACACAACTATTAATTAAGTTATTTTAATTTATTTTATCCACACGGTGTAAGAAGTAGACTAACTAATTGATTATCAATGCCATGTATTAGGGAACAAATCACTAGCCAACAACCACAAACCAGTCATACTATCTGGAGCATCATCATTGTATTTACTCGCTTTCTTATTCTCTTTATCGTCTTTATTGTAAGCGAAGAGTTCGCGCATTGCTTTGTCGTACATACTCCCTACCTCGTAATCATCCCTAAACACCATATAAAGCCTAATAAAACCACTATTACTAATGATACGGCTGTGTTTGTTTGCTTGCTGTGATACCGGTATAAGATTACACCCTAGAACGTTTTGGAGTTTCTCAGCATAACCGCCACCTACTCCGTTAATCTCAATGGCAACAGTCTCTATTTTGTTTTTCTTTTGAAAGAATGATATCTCTGGTATGGTTACTTCAGCGTTGGCCGTGCTGAAATACCAATCTGTTACGTAAATACGATCACCAACTAAACAACCTACAGGCATACTTAAACTATCTGTACCCCTATCTGCTGGATCGTTGAATGCAAACACCGCCTCGACGTTATCATAGTTAAAGTCTTTTAAAGAGAATCTTGATGTTTCTGATTTGGTGTATAACGCCCCCTCTTTGTTTAATAGCCAACCACCGATATATTTATAGTTAAATAGTTCATGGTCTTTATGTGCTACTTCATCCCATTGTATAAGTTTATCACCGTCTAGGTTTTCTCTGTTGTCTAAGTACGTTGTATGTATGCTCTCAACGCTTTTATGGTTTGACGTTGTATAAGTAAAGTCTACACCCTCAAAATTCAATGTGTGTTCTACTTCAAACCCTTTAAAGAACCTTTCATAAAAGAATGATTCATCTGCATAACTTGGATTCTGTACCCATATAACTCTGTTCTGTACGCCTTTCTTTCTAATCGAATCATCTATATCTCTAAAACTCTTTGCGTCTTTGTAATCTTCACCCTCTTCTATTACCCATGTAGTTATTCCTGGAAGTGATTTAAGATTTGCAGTTTGATCTCCTGAACTTGTTTTGATTCCTGAGAAGAATATAAACGAGCCTGTTAATTTATTATAAACGTGTGTCTTGGTTATGTAGAAATGTCGCTCTAATCCTAATCTTTGAAGTGTACCTCTAAACTCTGGTATAATTGATTTCTCAGCCGTTACCATTGTATAACGAGTGAATAATATACCGTGTCCTTTTTCGTATGTTAGCCTGGCTATAAACTCGTGTACTGCGTAAGTCTTTCCAGAACCCCGCCCACCTGTTAAAGCAATGTATCTTTTCTTTGTAGTGTATAATGGTAAGTACTTTTCGTTTGTTATTGATTCTTCGCCCATTGCATTATTGGAATGTTTACATCACCGCTCATTTCCATCTCTGTCTTATCTGACCACCCCATATTTTTAAGGGCAAACATATCAAAAGTAGTTGCTGAATTTTCGTAAGAATTTTCAACTGTTAACTTAGCTCTTTTTACTATGTGTAAAAACTCTTGTTTCTTTGCGTAGTCATCCCAACTTTTACGCTCACAAAAACCAACGTAAAGCGTTAAGCCTGTTATGGTTGGCTTCTCTTCTTTATCTATACAATATGTAAAGTATTCGTAACACTTATCACCTAGATCATCTGGAGTCTTAAATATAGGTGGTCTGCCTCCGTTATTACCTAGTGCGTATTTGTTATCTTTTGCTGCTGACATTGTTATTGTTTGTATGGGTATTTCTTATTAAGCACACCAACGTTAACAGAGCAGTTTTTACAAGGTTTAATCCCTATTGCTTTGGTTATCTTTGCAATTGTATCTCCTAGTCCTCGGCTCTTTGGTGCTGATACGTTTATACTATTCATATTATTATAATTATGTGCGTAAAGCATAGGGGCGGTGTTGTCAAACCTAATTGTTCCTTTACTAAATTACCGCAGGCGGAACGTCTATTATGTACCTGTTTTTAACCCTATCTTTACGTCATGTTCTATTCACTCATCTTCAAATATAATTAGTTCGGTGTGGTTCTCTACATAATCCAACATTGCACAACCTATTAATTCAGCGTTCTTTGTTTCTATGCCGTCTATGAGAATCCTGTTATTTTCGATTGTTATCATCTAATTCTGTATTTCTTCATGGAATATAAACTCCCATTGTTTTCTACCGGAAGGATATACAAACTGAATCCAGTAACCAATCTCTTCTATGATCTCGGTATTGTCTGCAAGTTCAATGTAGCCGTTCTTGTCAGCCATTCTATTAAACCAATCTTCAAAACTATGCTTTTCCATTTGCTTTATGTTTTTAAAAAAGGGATGTATTCTTACCTACACCCCCCCTAACCAAATTGTACAAACTCATCAATTTTCGGATTGACTTTGTAAATATACGATTATTATTTTAAAGGGAGTTTATCCATACTTCCTTTTACGGGTTCTCAATTCTATGTGTTTATAATTTAAAAATATCATTAATTGAGAAACAATAAACATCATTGTCTTTTAATCCGCTTTGAATATTAGATTTATTTTCTTTCAAACATTTTAACACTTTTCTAACAATTGTATAAGTGGCATCATTTACACCACTTAAATAATCATTACTTCCGCTAAATTCTTTTTTAATCTCTTCTGATACTCTGTTTATTTCTGATTCCATAATTTTTATTTAATTAATTAATATCTTTTGCCCTTCTTTTTTTTATTTCATCGGTTATACGAGTACATTATTTTAATAGTGCTATTGCCCAGAATACGTTAGTTATAATACCAACTAATAAGAAGTATAATATTATTAGTAATGTGGTTATTCTTTTAATTGTGTCTTTCATGTTGTTTTTATTTAAACAGCACCTCGCTCCGTTGTCAACCACTTATTCCGTTAATAGTTAAACGTGCTTAGTGCTGCTGTTTATTTAATGGTTAGTTCTTTTTGTTTTAGAGCAAAGAAAAG